AGCCGCCTAGTAGAATAGTAAGATGTTTTAAGGCATAATAACAAATAAAGTATTTCGGAGAAAATAATGGGCACATGTACAATAGAACAAGGGGAAGAACTAGGGTTATCTGTTCAGATTGAAGATGGGACTAGCACAGGCTTATACCCACGCGCAATTGTTACTGATGATTCAGGTAGTACTATCACAGGAGGTACTGTAGACCTAACCGTAGCTAGCTCCACTGGAATGTACTACAACGCAGGTACTGCACTAGCTATGCCTAATAACGCGTTTGTAACAGCTACTTATATCATCTACACAGACTCAGGGCATACTACAGAGTCTACTGTTTACCTACGCTCATCAGACGTGTTTATGCGCGGCGGGGAAGTCTCCGCAGACGTTACTAAGATTAGCGGCTCTACTAGCGCCTCTGATAAATTAGAGGCTAATATTCTACTTACAATCGACAGCTCTATTAACGACGCAACCCCAAGCACCGCGTCATTCGATACTAATCTAACTGAGGCAGATACAGACGCATATGTAAACAGAGAGGTACATATGACTAGTGGTGATGCAGCGGGTGAGGTTAGCAAAATTACAGGATATAACGGAACAACTAAGGTATTGACACTTAGCCCAGGGTTAAATACAACACCATCTAACACAGATACATTTACAATATTCTAAGAGGTTATAAATGAGTTCCAGACTAGGGTTTTTTGGGTATGCTCGAAGAGCACGATTTGACGACAGTATAGATGTCTCTCTCGCCCTATTACAGCTTGTTAGCTACTCAGTCACTCCTACCGAAGGCGTACATGTAGACTCAGGTACACTCACACTAACCGGCTATGGTGTTTCGCTGGAAGAGATATCTAGCGTAGACCAAGCAGCAATAGCGCTAGTAGGTAAGGATGTAACAATAGAGGGGGGCATCTCTATCGACTTGGCAACTATCGCCTTGTCTGCTTACAATATCTCATTACTAGAAGATGTAAATATAGATGTTGCGGGTATTGCGTTAGTAGGTAAAGATGTAACAATAGAGGAAAGTTTTAGTATAGACCAGGCTAGTATGCAGCTAGTAGGTAAGGATATAACAATAGTATTAGATAGTACCATATCCGTAACAGGACTAAGTACTACAGCCTCTATTTCATCCCCTACCATATGGACTGAGGTGGCAACAGAAGATACAGACACATGGGTGGAAGTCCCAGCAGGATAATTAATTTAGGAGACCAGAGATGGCATCAACGTACACAGGTAATTTAGGGTTTGAAAAGCAGGCAGACGGAGAGAACTCCTCTACTTGGGGGCAGAAGGTAAACACTGTTTTTGATTTAATTGAGGACGCCATATCAGATGTAGGTGCTATCTCTATGACATCTGATGCAGATAAGACACTAACTGATAATGATGGCTCGGTTGATGAGTCCAGAAGTGCGGTACTTGAAGTCACCTCCTCGGTATCTCTTACGGCGACACGCTCTGTTATTGTACCCACATCTGATAAAGTATATATAGTTAAAAATGGTACATCGGGCTCTCAATCAATAACTGTAAAAACATCAGCGGGTACTGGAGTGACTATTAAGAATGGAGAAAAACGCTTTGTGTACTGTGATGGCACCAATGTAGTAGAGGCAATAACCTCTATAGGAGCGCTGACACTAGATAGTCCATTAGCGGTAGCTCAGGGTGGTACAGGGGCTACTTCTGCTAGTGCTGCACTGACAGCACTAGGGGGACAGACGCAGTCAGATGTACTAGACGACTTGGCAGGATTAACACAAGCTGCTGATAAACTACCCTACTTCGACTCATCTACTACAGCGGCACTGGCTTCATTCACGACGTTCGCCAGAACAATATTAGACGATGCAGACGCATCAGCTGTCAGAACAACATTAGGACTAGGTACCTTGTCTACTAAGAGTACCATTGCCTCGACTGATATAACTAACGGAACGATAGCGACTGCCGATATTGCGGCAGACGCTATCGACGGCACCTTAATTGCAGACGATGTGGTACTAGGAGGTAATCCAACTACAACCACGCAGGCGGCGGGTAATAGTACAACTAGGGTTGCAACAACCGCGTTTGTTACTACGGCGGTTGCTACTGATGCTGCTTATCCTGTAGGTGCTATCTTTATGACTGCTACTGTTTATGCTGATTCAGCAGCAGTAGTTGCAGCAGTAGGTGGAACAACATGGGTTGCTTTTGGTGCTGGTAAGATGCCTATTGGTGTTGATTCAAGTGATACTGACTTTGATACTGCTGAAGATACTGGTGGTGCTAAGACACATACACTAACAGCAAGTGAGATACCAGACCATAATCACGTTTATAAATATGTAAACGGTCAAGGCTCAGGTAGTGGTGTGAACTTCGCAGGTTCTCCTACAGGGTTGGCTAATACTTGGACAGCAACAACAGATGAAACTGTATCAACAAGCACAAACCACGCTTTAGATACCACTGGTATTGCAGCAGGAACTTACCCTGGCGGTTCGGCACACAGTATTATGAATCCATACATCGCAGTGTATATGTGGAAACGTACTGCTTAAAGGAAAATATTGTGAGTATATACGGCTACGGATACGGAACAGACGACGGGCAGAACGCCCTTGATTGGGATTACTATAGGTATGGTACAGGAGGTAGACCTCTAGATTACCCAGCACATTTACCGTGGCCTCCTCAACCTAATATTAACGGCGGTGGTGGAGGCGGCTTACCAGAGCCAGCAAACCAAGGTGTAGGCTCTTTAGGAGGAGGTAAAGGTTTCGGTTGGGAAGATGCTAAGAACGTAGCATCTAACGCTGTATTAGGGCCTATGGGGGATAGTCTTGGTCTAGGTAATTACAACGCAGGAAACACGATAGCTACTATAGGCGGTGGTTTATTAGGTATAGCCAATCTACCTATATCTTTGGCATTAGGGTATCTAGGTAATCAAGCATGGAGTGATAAGTATGGTAAAGATGGTTTCTGGGGTAGCTTCTGGGATGGCGACAAAGACAAGACGGACAAAGGGACTAAAGACGATGGCCTTGGTGATAACCCATTAAACATACCTGGGCAGGGTAGGCAGTTAACACAACCGAATGACCTACTAACCCCTGACTCTAAAGACCCTAACGAGTTCGGCCCAGAGGGGTTTAATATGCAGGGTGGAGAAGGTGTTACAGACCCTGACGGTATATACGGCGACGGTAGTGGGTTGGTAAATACCCCTGCTGCGATGGAAACATTTAACCCTGAGGACAACTTTGGATACGGCGGCTCACAAGTAGATAGTAGTGGTAATAGCGCGAACTTTGGTTGGTCGGGCGGCACACACGGGGATGGCTCTTCAGGACCAGACTCAAGCGGAGGCTTTGGTGGGTTCGAGGATGGTACAGACGATAGTGATGCAGCGTCTGCAGACCAAGGTTACTGGTAGATTTAAAGGAGCTTTAAATGGCATTACAACCGATTAACTTCCCTCCTGGGATACAAAAAGAAAACACAACCTACTCAGTAGAGGGTTCCTGGTTTGATGGGAACAAAGTACGCTTTAAATCAGGTAAGCCTGAGCGTATCGGCGGATGGAAAAAACATATCACCACTACCTTAGAAGGAGTCGGGCGTTCTGTTATCGTATGGCGTGCCAACAACGGTATTATTAACACTGCCTACGGAACCCATAAAAAACTATATATAGGACAAGGTGGTGTACTACACGACATCACACCTCTTAGAAAGACGGTAGACCCTGCTGCAACAGATACTTTAAATAGTACAAATACCTCTACGACAGTAACAATAACTGACACCTCTCATGGCTGTAATTCAGGAGACTATGTAACCCTGTCAGGCTTTACAATGGGTACATCAGGTCTTGTTTCTGCCGAAGTTAATGCAAACCACTCTGTAACAGTACTCACAGTAGATACCTATACAATAACAGTCACCACTGCGGCCAGTGCAACCGTTGCATTTGGCTCTACAGTAGGTGTGTTTAAGTATGAAGTACCTATCGGCAACATAGACGAGGAGTTTGAATATGGTTGGGGTACAAGTACATGGGGAGCCAGTACATGGGGTACAGCACGCTCTACCTCATCAGTTACCCTAGCACCTAGAGTGTGGTCATTAGATACCTTCGGTGAGGATTTAGTGGCTACTTACGAAGAGGCAGGCATATACACCTGGGATGCCTCAGGAGGAACTAGTACTAGAGCTGTAGCCGTATCTAACGCCCCTAGTCAAAACTCAGTAGTTCTTGTGTCTAATCCAGATAGACATTTAGTGTCTTTCGGCTCCCATGATGGAACATCCTACGACGCATTACTTGTCAGATGGTCATCTCAGGAGGATACATCAGACTGGACTGCAACAAGTATCAATACCGCAGGTAGTCAGAGGATATCAGGTGGCTCTAAGATTGTAGGTGCTAGAAGAGCACAAGGCCAGGTACTGGTATGGACAGACACTGACTTACACTCTATGATGTTTACAGGCCCTCCATATACATTTGGGTTCCAGCAGATTGCCTCTCAGTGTGGCGCAGCAGGCCCTAACTCAATGGTAGTATCAAACTCAGTAGCGTATTGGATTGGACAACATAACTTCTACATGTATGATGGTTCTGTTAAGCCACTAGAGAGTCCTGTACGTAGGTATGTACTAGATGACCTCAACCTAGCACAGCGCAGTAAGATTACAGCGGGACTAAACCAGGAGTTTCATGAGGTATGGTGGTTCTACCCATCAGCATCAAGCGATGAGAATGATAGGTACGTAACATATAACTATACAGAAGGCTCATGGGCTATTGGTACTTTAAATCGTACCGCCTGGGTAGACCGAGAGATTTATAGTCTGCCTATCGGAGTTAAATCGTCTGGTGAGGTGTATGACCATGAGACTGGGAACAGTGATGATGGTAGTGCCATCAGTGCCTACATACAATCAGCAGATTTCGACTTAGCACAAGGTGATGAGTTATTCTTAATGACTCAGTTTATCCCTGACATAACCCACTCATCAGGCACAGTAAACCTAGACATAGAAGGTAAGCTATACCCTAACGACGCAGCAACTGCATTTGGGCCATACGCACTGACGAGCAGTACGGAGAAGGTAGATTTACGAATTAGAGCGCGTCAGATGAACCTAAAACTATCGAGTAATACCGCAACAGGGGATAGATGGCGCATAGGTACACCGCGTATCAATATACAACCAGACGGTAGGAGATAGAATGGCCATAGTACTAAAAGAAAGATTCCCGATACCTCGGGATACCTATGAAAAAGAACAGTTAAACCAGCTAGTTAGAGTACTTGAATTAGCATTCCGTCAAGTAGACTTTGAACTAGCAGATGATGCAGACCAACGTGAAGCTGAAGGTTGGTTACTTAGATGAGTAACTTCTTTAAATCATCTGGTACATCATTAACAGATACTTCACTGACTACTTTATTAACAGCGACTGCCCAGTCGTCTTTTATCTTAAGTAGTGTTATAATATCCAACACTACCGCCGGAAGCGAAACAGTAGACATAAATTTCGTCGATAGTAGTGCA